CCACCCCTGACCATCCACTTTTAAAGCTTCTTCAAAGGTCAACTCTCTCATCTTTTTACTCCTTAAACTGTTTAGATAAACATCCCTGTATACGAGGATTGCGATATCCAATCACACGATTCATGTTTCCTCCAATGCTACAGTCATTAACTAAACGCATTTTTTAAATAGAGGAGATTTATTGATATCACATATTTGTGATTATAGTCGCATTAATTAACATTATATTCATATATCAAAATAGTTATAACCACTTTCCTCTTCGGAGATCATCTGCCTGCTTGCCATTATCTATAGGGATAGGTTGGCTACCCCACGTACCGACTGTTGCACTCTGGTTTGGCAGACTATTTAGTCTGTTTTCTTAAACAATCCCCTCAAAACGCCACAGCACTGCCGGTATTGCGCAGTGCCATCTGGTGGTGTCTGTTGATGTCGGCGGCGGCTTGGCGACCGGCCAGGATCGGGTCGGCGGTGTGGATATCGATCTTGACATCCTGTTGGGAATGGACGTTGGCCTGGGAACGGGCGGGCGTGGCGGCCTGAGCAGCGGCGTGGCGGCCTGTCGTCTGGGCGGCCTGCACCTGTGCATTGACGCGCTGCGCCACGTCTTGGGTGTCACGACCGGCCTGCTTCAGGGTTGGAGCAATCGCTCGGAACAAGCCTTTGATCCGCTCGGCCCCCTGGGCGATACGCCCGACGGTGCGATCCCATAGCCTCATGAGGGTGTTGAAAGCGCTGCTCAGGGCGGCGCTGATACGGGTGCCCATGGCGCTGAACACGGCCCGCAAGCGGTTCACGGCGTGATCGGCGGTGGCGATGCTGTGGCTAAAGGCCAGCGCACAGGCGTCCTTGATGCTGGCCCAGGTGGTCTTGGCGGCGGCGGCAACCTCTTGCATTGCCTGTCGGGTGGCCCCTAGCGCGGCCTCTGCCTTGCGAGCGCACCACTGCCAGGCGGTGCCCACCCAGTGTTTGATTTTGTCAACATGCGTATAGATCGCATACGCCAGCAGGGCCACGCTTGCAATCACCAGTCCAATGGGGTTGGAGAGAAAGGCGGCACGCAACGCCAGCGCGGCGGCCTGGATTGTTTTCACCAACGGCCCCGCCAGCCACAGCGCCAGAGTGCGGCCTGCACCCAGGAGGCGGCCGATGTTGCTCACCACCTGACCGATGGCCAGTCCTACCAAGAGGACGCCAACGGCTTTGAGTGCGGGCGTAAGGTGTTCAATCACCGCCTTGGCGCGCTTGGCGTCCGCGATCAGCGGACCCCAGAAGGCACCGAGCAAGGACTCTCCGCCGTCCAGATAGGTCATGAAGTCATCGACCAACGCCACGAGGGCCACAATCCCCGCAATCAGCCAGGTGACCGGGTTCAGTGCAAAGGCCCGGGCCAGCACCGCGCCCACGGCCAGCAGCGCCGCTTTCCAACCAATGGTCTGGTTCACCGCGCTGTTCACCGCACGGGTGACGTTCCATACGGCGGTGCCCGCTGCAATGAGGATCTTGACGACTTTGCCGATGCCATCACGCAGTTGCTCTTTATTGGCAATCAACCAGTGTTTGGAGTGCTCAATCAGCCGGGTGAAGGCCGGTGCCACCCCAATGGCGATATTGGTCCGTAAGGCCCCCATCACCACGCGCAGGCGTTCCATCGCATCGCCATACTCCAGCGCGGTATCGGCACCATCCGCGGTGATGACGCCTAGATCCTGTGCCTCTTGGAAGACACCGTTTAACGCCTCACGACTCAGGCGCAAGGTTTGCAGCATGGTGGCATCCATGCCCAGGGTGGCCAGGATGGAGTGCTGTTGTGGTGCCGACAAGCCTCGGATCTTGTCTTGCACCTCGCCCAGCATGTCGCCGACAGATTTAACGGAGCCATTGGCCTGTCGGGCCTGCAAGCCCAGCTTCTGGAACAGCATGGCCCCACGCCCTACCCCATTGGCGGCTTCGCCTATTTTTTGGGACAAGGATTCAATAGAACGGGTCGAGGCCTCCACAGAGGAGCCATTCAAACGCGCCGCATAGCCCAGCTCCTGGAGGAAGGACAGGCTGGCTCCGGTGCGCTGGCTGGCGCTAGTGAGTGCATTCAGTTCGCTCAGGGCACTGCCGACAAAGCGATTCATTCCCGCCAGCGCCCCGCCCATGGCGGCGGCGGCCACCGTCACAAGGCCCGTGACGCGGGTCAGGCCGGTGCTAAAGGTGCTGAAGCCTGAGGTGTCAGCGACCGCGCCAAGGCGGATCAGGAATTCGTCGAGAATCATCGCAGGGGGTTAGCGCGTCATGCTGGAGGGCATCCCATTCCACCATCGCGGTGTGGAAGGCGCACAGGTCACTGAGGGAGTACACGGTACGCAGTTGCTCAAGATCGCAATAGCCGCGCATGATCGGTGCCCAGATGAACCAATCGGTTATGCCTGCGTGGGGGGCGGCATGGGAATCAGGTCCTGGAAGGCTGCCATGCCGCCAACGAAAAAATCGCTGTATTGATACTTGACTCCTTCCATCAAGACGCGCAGCAGATGGGTGCGGCGGGTGTTGAAGTGCTCATTGAGCCGGTCGCTGCTGAGCCGGTAGGTGGTGCCCTCGGGGATCTTGATCGCAGTCTGTTCAAACACCAGGGCTTCTATCTCGGTGACCGCAGGGTCGCCCAGGTGGCTTAGGAGCGTCCCTAGGGCCACGGAGGCGGCGCCTTGCGCGTTAGCCAGGGCGTCCGCATCCATCCCCCGCAGCAGCACCCCGGCGCGTTTGAGCGATTGCCACGCCGCCATCGCATTGGCCGGGGTCATGACATAGGTGAGGCCCTCTATTTCAAAACGATGTTCATTGTTCATGTGTTGCCAAAGCCTTTTTCTAGGGTGATCTCCATGACCTCAAACACCAGTGTCCAGGTTTCCGGATTGTGTCCGGCGCCCCGGGTAAATCCGGGGGGCGTCGTGAAATACCCGTTGGTGGCTGTCACCACGTCCTGATTCAACAGGTCACGGATATCCAGGGTGAAGGGGGTGAAGGACTGGATCGCGCCGCGTTGTTGGGCCAGTCGCCTGCTCAGAAAGGTGTTGTCAGCGCTGTGCTGTTTGATTTTTAACGTTAAGGTGCCGGAACGATCGGCGTTGGCGACAAACACGCCCGTGCCGCTGGCCCCGATGGTGTAGGCACCGGCATCAGCATTGTGTTTGGCGTCGATGACATCCGTGCCATCGGCCCAGTCTTTGATCTGGGTTCCATTGAGCAGCACCGACACTTGTTTGGGGTCGAAGACGGACATGGGATTCCTTTATCGGTCAAAATGGATGAGCACGTCCACCGCATGGATGGCCCCGGCCAGCTTCACGGCGATCTGAAGTGGCGGTGCCCGGCGGGCTTGGCGATCGGAGGTCGATAAGGTGTCCACTGAATCGGCCCAGACATAAAAACCAGCCTCCAGGTAATCGCCCGTGGCCAGCGCACCGAAGGCTTCCCCGTTCCAGAGGCCAGGGGCAAAGGCACCGTTACGGACCCCTTCTTGGCAGACTTTTTTGCAGGCCGCGATCAGCAGGTGGGTGCCTGCATCCGTCAGCGGCACCTTCGTCGGGCTGCGATGCAGGACGGCAAACACCTCCTTTTGCACCGCATCCACCAGCCAATCCAGCAGATGGACTTCATCAAAGAAGCGCCCGCCAAGACAGGTGCCTTCGGCCACCATCGCCACATCATCAACGTAGGCGTAATAGTTGATGCCTAAACGCAGGCATTGGGCCACCTGGGTCTGTGTCAATTGATCTGCCGCAACGCCGGGCAGGTGCTTAAATTTCATGGTCAGGGCGGCGTTGTTGGCGCTGAAGTTCACCGACAAGGCACGGGCCAACCACGAGATCACCGCGTAGGGGTCTGTGGTGTCGTACAGCACCACGGTACGGTCATGCCCCGATGCATTGAGTTGTCTGAACACATTGGTTTTTTTAAAGTCCAAATGCGCCGCCTCGCGGGTCGTCCATCCCATGATTTTTTTGTCTGCCGCCTGGATCCAGGCGGAGGCGGATCGGATCTGCGTGTCTGTCAATGTCTCATCGGCCACCGCAGCGGCATACCAGCCTGGGGTGAGTGCCTGCAAGGCCGCAAAGGCCTCCGGCAGTGTCTCTGCCTCGATGGTGTCAGCGTTGTTGCCGATGGTCAGGCGGGCCTGATCGGCTTCAAGCTTCAGCCAATGCCCCACATAGGTGCCAGAAGGACTGCGCTGCTGTGCATAGCCAATGGCGTGATTTCCTCCGGCCACGGCAGCATAGAGTTCAAAGCAGCCATTTAAAAATCGGCAATTCACTCCAAACTCATCCAGTGCTTTATTCAACACACCGGCCACCTGGGAGAAGGAGGTGGCCGTGGTGAAATTCAGCTTGGATAAGGTGACATCCACACCATAGATGCGGATGGAAAAGCAGCCGTCATCCACGCCCTTGTACCACGTCTGGGCCTGGGCAATCGCTCCGGAGGTGAGTGTCGTTGGGGAGGCGGCAATGTGTTGTTTAAATCGATTCCAACGCGCCACCATGAGCTGTTTGGGGCGGGGGCTTTGTGCAAAGAAGCGGCCGGTGGCGGCTGCGGTTTTGGAGTAGCTGCCAAAGACGTGTTCCACCTGCTGCTGCGTGCTGGCATCCATGAACCGTGTTTTGGTATCGACAAACACGGTGCCCACTTCGGGGGTGAACAAGGCCAGCCTCCCAAAGTCACGACGGGAGGCCGACAGGGGCTGTCCATTGAGTTGCACAGTGACAATGTTTGAAAGAGGTAGCGCCATTTACTGGGTCTCCGGTGCCGTCATGGTCACGCTGGCGATGTGACCGGTGCGGGTGTGAATATGGATGTCTGCGCTGTCCACAGCCGCCAGCGTGGTCACCACACGGTGGTGGTGGGTGATCTGTAATTCGATCCGGGCGCGGGCTTCATAGCCAGCGCCGACAATGGCCGAGAGGTCTTGGACAGCCGTGACGGACACCAGGCCCGCACGTAAGGCGCGCAGCCCCGCCATGCCCGCCTCGCAGGACAGTAACGCCTGTGCCTGCAACAGCAGTTCATAGGCGCCCGTGCCGTAGGCATTCACACTGATGTGGTGCAGATAGGCGCAGGTGATGCTCTGCTGGCGGCCATCAAAGGCGCAGCACGCCGCTCCCAAGGGGGTAGAACGCAGGCGCTTCACCGTCACAAAAGGGGCCGATCCAGTGGGCGCGGGCTGATCCGCCGGACGGACAGCACCTTCAGGTAAGGCCAAAAGCCGCCGCAGCAGGTTGCGCAGTCCCGTCATGTCCAACGGCGATGCCTCGGTAGTACCCATACTCGGACCAGTCAGAAAGCTGCACGATGCGCCAGGTGGTGTCCTGGTAGTGCACCAGATCACCGACGCACAGCGCGTCCTGACTCATGATTTTTTTAGAGGGCAAATAGCGCTGCCCTTCTGGAAGCAATTGCAGGTCATCGGGTTTGACCGGATGCAGGATCGCTCGCACAGGGTGCGCAACGCTGTCTTGGGTCCAGGTGCCATCGGCATGATAGTGCCCGTGGTCACGGTGCACCGTGACTGTCTGGGCAAAGCGTGGATTGCCAAACAGCGCGCTAATCTTCAGCATCGCGCACCTCATAGGTGATCGACTGGAGCATCTGGCCGGTATCGATCAGGGGCGCGCTGGACCCTTTGCGCTGGATCGTTTGGGGCGTCAGGGGGGCCAGATCCGCGTGGCGAATCGTCGCCTTGACATCGCCTGCGGCCACCGTCCCTAACAGGTTCAGGGCAGTGTCTACGGTCATCGCATCACGTAGCACTGCGCGCACGTGGTGCGTGTGCAAAGCAACATACTTCTCTCGGTGCGCGCTGATGGAACGCCGCACCACCGAGCGCTCCGGAATGCCCCGCTCTGGCGCACCCAATTCATGCACCGCCAACAGTCCAGCCGAGCCGATCCCGTCTTCCGTCCGGGCGTTTTGCGCGGCAGCAATGCCCACCACCACAGCGCGCTCCCCCAGCGCCTGAAGCCGCTGTGCGATGGCCTTCCACTTTTTGGGATCAGCCGACCGAAGGATTTTGACGGCACTCATGGGGCAACCAAGGCCCCCAGGCCGACCATCCGACGCAGCGCCAGGTAACGTTGTCCATACACCGAGGTGGCTAGCCAAGCGTCACTGGCACTGCCAGAGGGCAGCGCCGCGTAGCTGATCTGTAGATCACCGGCCCGCTCGGACACCACCGCGCCTCTGGCTCCGGCGCTGTGGTCGGCACCCAGACTAGGAGACGACCACAGAAAATGCGCTGCCAGACTGGCTAAGCCTTGCGGATAAAAATGCCCCCATCGGGAGGCATCCAGCCAGAGGCGTGCATCGTCAATGACCTGTTCCACCCGGTCTTGTGGCAACGGTTCAAACTCAGGGTAACGCGCCAGGAACGTGTGAATCGTCAGTGACTCGGCCATGATCAGGTCCTTCTGGATTTGCCTGGTTTACCCGGTGCAGCGTCATGCGGGGCCTCTTCTCTCACAGGGGGTTTTTCTGTCGTAGGGTCCGTTTCTGTCGCAGGATCTTCTTCTGTCGCAGGGTCCGTCTGCCCTTCACCGCCTCCCACTGGGGCGCATGACGGTTCCATCTCCTGCTCCACCAGATAGCCATTGTCAAACCACAGGCCAATGCCAGGGTGCTGCCGCAGCTGCTCCACGTGTGCGGCCTCCAGGGCTTGGGTGCGTCCGGCCTGGATCGTCACGCCATCCAGGGTGACATCACAGGTGCGGGTATTCCTGAGCATGATCGTGGTCATGGTGCTGCGTTCTCCCAAAAAAAAGCGCCTCAGGGCGCTGGTGTAGTCGGTGTTGAATACAACTCAAATGCCGTCGGCATACAGGGCGGACTTGGGATAACGAAACTCCACACCGCTGTATTTGTATTCGCCTGGAATATCAAACTTCAGGCCCTTGGGTTGCGGGGGCAAAAACCGGATGGGCATGGGCAGATGCAGCACTAGCTTGGTGGGGTGCTTGGTATACACCATGGCGCGGGTCGTGCCGCCTTCCCCTGCCGTCTCTAAGCCGTAGCCGGTGCGGACTGTCAGATCAAGGCCACGCTCGGCTTTAGCAATGTTGTTTTCCAGCACGTAATGCAGAATGGTTTTATCGCTGTTGTCACTGCGCGGGGTGGACACCAGATAGTTCATGACGCGACCAGGCAACAGCACGGTATCAATCATCTCCACATATTGGGTGTTCATCCAAGCGCTGGAGATCAGCTGATTGAACAAGGCCAGCACCTGGGCGGGCGACTGACCGATCCAAGGCCCGGCGGTGTTCAACAGGACCGGCACGCCAGGATGGGTATACAGGCCGGTGAGTTCGTCCTCACCAAACAACGCCACATCGTTGATATGGCGCTCATAGGCATCCATCGCCGCATCCGCCCGCGCGGTATTCAGGGGTTTACGCAGAAAGGCCGATTGGCGCAGTTCCTCGGTGGTGTAATCGTAGCCAATGGTGCCCAGCACGACAGGCACGCTCTTTTGTGCGTAGGCCACATCGACCGTCGGAATATCTTCGCCCCGTCCAGAATGCCGCTTGCCGCGTCCGGAATAGTCGTACATCTGATAGGTCACCGAGGTGGCGTACTCGCCCGCTTCGGTGCTGATGGGCACCAAATCCCGGTACTGGATGCCTTGGCGCTGGCGGGCGTAGATCGTCGATTCAACATGGGTCAGTTGCGACACCAAAAACGCCAGCGCTTGGGTGGCATCAGAGGTCTGATACCGCGCATCGGTCAGCAACATCGGGGTCAACGCATCGGCCATCTGACGGCGGCGTATGTCAATCATGTTCATGCAGGTCCCTTAGTTAAGAATGCGGATCACGCCCAGCGCTCCGGGGGCGGTGGTGCTGTCCCAGCGCGCCTGTGGGTAAGGAATGGTTTCTGAAGCGATGGCGGCGGATCGGGCCGCGCCCAAGGCCCCCGTTCCTGCAATGCGGATCAACACCGGATCATCCGGGCGGCAGCCATCCTCGCAGATCACCCAGATGCGACCGATCTCCAACACCGGCACCATCGCATGGGGCGCATAGCGGACCTCTCCGGCCTCATCAGCCACCATCGTGACATGGCGGACACTGATCCCCAGGATGGCGGCGTCTGCGCTATCGGGGGCTTTGCAGGTGGCGTCTTTGGGGCCGCGTGCCACAAACAGGCCAAAATCAATGGGCGTCTGGCCCTGGTTCTTGTAGCTGTACAGGCGGCTGGTGTTCAAGTCGATGACTTGCCCCGCAACGCCAAGATCAAGTAAGCGCCCACCATAGGTGGATAGATCAATTCCGGACATACGTGTTCCTTCGGGTGCTGAAGTGTTCTAGGTGGTATGGGTGAGCTGCTGGATATACGCCGCTCGCGGGTCCAGGTCGGTATCCGATGTTTTGACGACCTGACGCCGTAACGCCTCGTTCACCGCCTCAGCAGCCAGCCCTGCCGAGGCCGTCACCGGCGCGGACGCCAGAACGTGAAACGCCAGGTCCACCGCCGTCTGGGCGGCATCGGCCACCCGGACCCCGTGCAGTAAGGTGTCAATCATGGCCGTATGCGTGGGGTGCAGACGGCTCACTACGTCGCGGCGGATCGCGCTGCATGGCTTGCCATCGGTGATCAGGCCCGGCACCAGCCGCTGGGCATCGCCGATCTGCCGGGACATGGCTGCAATCGCTTCATCCCGCTGCTGCGGGTCTTCGTCCGCAGCGCGGGCCGCTTCCAGCCCCGCCAATTGCTTGGACAGCTCCGCAATCTTGGCCACCAATTGCTCCTTGGTCAGGGACTCGCCGCTGTCCAGTTTGATGGGGGCCTGGGCGGTGTGCAGATCCTCTTGCAGGGCATCCACTTTCTCGGTGGCCGTCTTGAGCTTGGTCGCCAGGTGTTCAACCGCGCTGGCTTCCGTCTCTTCAAGTTCCAGGCTGATACCGTCGACACTAATGCGGCGCTTGGTCATGGGGTGTTCTCCAAAGGGTGGGGGTAAGGCTATGTCGCGATCGGCCACGCGGCACTGGGGTCCAGCACGGCCCGCCGCAACGGCGGCAATGTGGTTGCCACGAATCCGAATCTGTTTCACCTCGTAGGCGTCGCCCTCCGGGGTCCAGCCCGGGGTCCAGTCGTACTCGGCGCTGTAGCCGCCGGAGAGTTCTTGTTTGCCAGCTTCAATCTTTTCGATGGTCGCCCCATCGGTAATCGTGAGATCGGCCACCAGATACTCCCCTTCGCGCCGTGGATTGCGGGCAAAGCCCACCGCATGGGCGCGCCAGTTCTCGGCGGTCACCTCTTCATCCGGATGCTCATCGGTGATCGGGCGGCCATCAAAGCTGGCGATGGCCTCGGCAGCAAACACTTCTTCAGGGGGGCGGTACACGCGAATCACCCGCTGGGGATCCGCATCGCTCAACCCTAATTCGTGGGCGGCATAGTGCTGGATGCCGATGCGCGCAAATCGGGCAGGCACGATCAGATACCCTTCCGGCGTCTTGCGACGCTGGGTCAGTTGGACATCTAGGGTGATCATCAAGGGCCTTCCAGCGTCACATTCGGAATCGCCACACAGCGGCAGTTGTAGTCCTGTCCCGGATGCCCCGTCGCGGGGGGATCGCTCCAGCGGAACACGTTCCCATCATGGGCGGCATGATCCTCACGGACCCGTTCATCCCCGCTGGTCTGCCAGGTGTAGGTCGTTATGCCCAACCCCACTTGCCGGATTTCATTCAACGCCGCATTCATTTTTGATGTCTGATCCCGTGCAATAAACTTCGCCCGTGATGCCGTGGCATCGGTGATCTGTTCCATCTCCTTGGCCAGTGCGCTGGCGCGTTTGCCCTGCATGACGCCTTGCAACACAGCGGTACCGATCTTGTCGAAATACTGTCGCTGAATGGAGGTGATCAACTGGACATTGACAGCACGGGCCGCGTGTATCTGCGTGCGCACCTCCTGGGCCAGCATCCATGACGTGATGTCGATCCCGAAGGCGCTACGCACCGTACTCCCAATCGTCTGTACGACCTGACGATCCACACGTTGCACCTGCTGGGCGGCCATCCGCTCAGCCCATTGAGGTAAGCCACCACAGCGTAACGCCGCCCGCCGCAAGGCCGCTTCCATGGCCTGCATGAACTGGGAGGCCAGATAGCCCTGTGGGGCGCTGCCGTCAGGCGCATCACGTGTCATGTGGGGCGGCGATGCGTGGAGCACCGGCAGCACCTCCTCGCGCACCGCCTGGTGCAGCACCCGCACCAAGGCCAGCAGTTCATTCCTGTATGTGGCCTCAGCGTGGCGGCTGGGGCGCGGCGGGCGTAACTGCCGCTGCTTGATCCGGCGTCCCTGCAAGCGCAGTAGGTCCGGTAATGTCAACATCCTCAGTGAACCTCCATTCCGTTGGCCGACAAAGATGTCCTTGCGCTCATACAAAGTTTTGTATGATGGCGCATGGTAGGACCCAAACCGATTGAATTCAGAGGCAGTGCTCTTGACGACTTACGCACTTTTCCAGTGAGCGTAAGACGTGAGGCCGGGTACCAGCTCAACCAAGTGCAAAACGGACGCGACGCTGACGACTGGAAGCCCATGCCTACGGTAGGGCGTGGAGTCCGCGAGATTCGCATCCGTGACGCAGACGGCGCTTTCCGCGTTATCTACGTCGCCACGCTGCCCGAGGCTGTCTATGTGTTGCATTGCTTCCAAAAGAAAACTGAGAAAACCGCCAAAGGCGATCTTGATGTAGCGGCTAAACGCTACCGTGATCTGTTTAATGAGGTAGGACAATGAGCAACGAGCGATTCACAAGTGTGTGGGATGCCATTGAGGACACTCCCGAAGCCGCCGAAAACATGAAGTTACGTTCCGCACTCATGATGGCCCTGAAACAACACATCGAAACGGCTGCGCTGAGTCAGTCTCAAGCCGCTACGCTGTTCGGTGTCACGCAGCCTCGCGTGTCAGATTTAATGCGCGGCAAAATCAACCTGTTCGGCTTGGATGCACTGGTCAACATGGCTGCGGCGGCTGGCATGCATGTGGAAATGCGCGTGCTGAAAGCGGCGTGAGTGCTTCGCCGGTTTTTTATCTGACCACTGCATGATTCCAATCGCAGCCTATGTATTGGAAGCGGGTGCCGTCGTTTCTACCACTGGCAACACATCTGGAACCTCCATCGCCTGAGACAGTTCCGCCGCCAGCCTCACATCGCGTTCGGTGAGCTTTGAGTAGGTTTTTTGTTCCAGCAGCTCCGCACAGGGCACGTCTGGACCGATCACACCATGCGCCAGGTACATCTGATCACGCTCGGCGCGTAGCTTCTCAATGGTTGCCCGTTCTGTCTCGCTCATCTGCCATAGCGAATTGAACTGAATCTCTAAATCCTGCGGACACTCCCCCACAGAGGCCCGAAACAGCACGGCGTACAACACCCTCAGCACAGGCCGCAGCTCGTCCTCCTGCTGCGCCTTGATGCGGTCGTAATAATTGCGAATATCACTATCACCGGTGGCGTTCATGCCTTTGGGGGACTGACCGAACAACCGCGTCGCCGGAATATCCGCCGCCCCGGAAATATCCATCATGAATTGCTCAATCACCTCCTTCACACCCGCAAAGTGATTCGTTTTTTGGGTGTATTCATCCTTGGCATCCAGCAGCAGCATCCGATTGAACGATTTCATCATGGCCGCTAACTGAAACCGCTTGTGTATCTCTTGCGTCCCTTGGTCGGAGGAGAGCGTGTCGCTGAGTCCAGAGATCCGCAGCACATCCACCACCGCCTCAAAAAACATCGACGCCGTGCCCTGGGTCGCGGTGTCATAGCGGCTCAGCGCGTTGTACATGGCCTGCAATACCGAGTCATGCCAGTAGCCGTTGCCTCTGAATGCCTCCCAGGGCAGTTCCGCGCCAGAGAAGGCAATCATTCGGGAACGATCCACCCGCTCCACCGATCCGGCAATCTGATAACAGCGCGGTTGCCCGTAGGTCTCACTCAAGGGGTCCTGGTCCATCTGACCACTGCCCAGCGCCACCCGCCAGCGATCCAACACCGTCAGCGATAACCGGGTCCCCGGCATGACCGAGGCCGGATCAAACGGCAAGGACGGGTCTTGCCCATGCACATTGATAAACAGCACCGCCCCCCCGTACAACCGGGCCCAGGCCAAGGCATCGCGCACCTTGGCGCGCACGTTCAATGCCTGTTCCAATCGATACATCGGCTCCAGCGCATCGGCCTGCATGCAGGTCTGCAACGTGACCCATTCCCGCGTCATGTCGGTCGCTGGAATATCCACAATCTTGCGCGCCAGCCAATTGGTCCGGTACATCGCCTCCAGTTCCACACGATCAATGACCCGGGGCAGCAGGTACCGCCCATAGCTCATCTTGTCGCGCTGATCGCCCAGTCCGGCCACCAGGTTCTGCAAGGTGTCCACGACATGCTGAGGTGCCGCCCCCCGCGTAGCGCGCTTGTTTCGGTTCTGCTGACTCACACCCAGCGACTCCAATCACTGGACGGATTGGCCAGCAAATCGTTGATTGCATCCACCATCGGATCAATCTGATCATCATGGGCGTGCGTGCCATCGGCGGTGAACGCTTCACACTCAGCCACAAAATCCTTCACCCACCCCGCCTGCGCTGGAATCACCACCCACCCCGCCTCAATGTAGGACACCACATCCATCACCCGCGTGAGCTTGTCGGTCACCCGTGCAATCCCAGTCACCGGAATCCGCCCCTGACCGGAGCCACCTCTGGCAATGTCCTGAATTAAGCCCGTGCCGCTAGATTTGTCCTCAATCTTCATCTGCCGGATCGGCGATGAAACCTTATGGTCGTAGGACCGATGCGCATTCCAAAAATCAATCGCCCGCCGCTTCAGTTCCGGCGCTTCCCACTTGCCGCGAATCATGTCCAACAAATAAATACGCTTGTCCTCACCCAAGCCCCACAACTGGAAGACGCTGTAATCATTGCGCTCAGCCGTCTTCTGCGCCGTATCGCCATACACCGTGCGCGAAAGAAGGCGCGGCAGCACCGTATAGCGCCCAAATTGATCCCCTTTGATGATCCCACCGCCCAGCGGACTGGGCCGCTGCTGATATTGGCCGCTGAACACATAACGATCCGTGGCTTCCAACGCCAGCAACTCGGCTAACGGTTCTTTGTACGGCCAGTAGCTGTAGCGTCCATCCTGGTCTTGCACATCACGCACCACCTGCCCTTGCACGTGCTCCGGCAAACGGGACACGTAGGCATCATCAATCAATGCAGGAATCTCAATACACTCCCACGCGCCCGGAAATCCCCCAGACTGGATGAACCCCGTCGGATCGTCCTGCGCCAACCGTTGCATGATCACAATGATGGGCGTGTCCGGACTGGCTTTACGACTCTTCACCGTGGATACCAGCTTGCGGTTGGCCTTACTGCGTCCGATCTTGCTGTAGGCATCTTCCACCTTCAGCGGGTCATCAATAATGATCGCCCCCTGCCATCCCGGGGCCATGTGTCCGGCACGGAAGCCCGTCACCTGTCCGCCCAGACTCACCGCATACACCCCACCGGCTTTCTTGCCATCCACCACCACATTCCAACGCTTCTTTGACTTGGCATCGTCAGCAATCTCCAACGGCCACAACGCACGATATTCATCGGACTGCACAATCTCCCGCGCCGTCTCCGAATTCAGCAGCGCCAAATCATCCGAATAACTAATATGCAAAAACCGCGCATACGGATTCAGCGCCAACCCTCGCGCCATCACATTAATCGCCACAAGCTCCGTTTTCGACGACCCAGGAGGCACGTTAATCACCACATCCTTCCGCCGCCCTGCAATCACATCGTCCACCACCCCAGCAATCACTTGATGGTGCCAATTCACCCTAAACCGCAGTTGCTGACGCTGTTTGAAAAAGTACCGTGTGAAAAACAAATGATCTGCTTCGCACCGGGCCTTGATCACCGCCTGTTCTTGCGCCTGCTCAGTACTCCGATTCAAGGCGCTGCACGATGGCGGCGATTTGCTTTTCATCAACTAACGCCAATCCAACCTTTTGTTCAATCGCTTCCCCATCGCGCCCGGACACCTCAACGCGTTGTGTGTCTTTCCAGCCAGCGCGTGTCCTCAGCCAAAAAATGATGGCTGTAATATTCGGATTGGTGCTATGCGTGGCTAACCGGAACAAACTTTTAGCCACCTTTGCATTGGCTTGGATATGCCCAGTATCTAACTCCACGCGGTAGTGCTTGCGCAGCGTCGGCGCACTGATTTGCATCAACAAAGCAATCTCCGCATGCGGTATGCCAAACGACGTCAATTGTTTCGCCAGCAGGCGATTCTTATCCGTTGGCACATGTGATTTTCTTCCAGTCTCTGCCATCAACGATCTCTTCATGAAAAATAAAACCTTCGCGTTTTTTTCGTTTCATCGCCCTTCTTTTAATAGACGAAAAAAACTAAAAAAACTGGCCTCATTCGGCCTCTTCACCACAGCCATCTGCGGACCACGGCTGCCCGACGCTGGCCGCCTGTGCCCATGCCGCAACACAGCGCACTTGCGCCGCACACTGCTCATAGGCAAAACGCCATCCCAACGTCTGATTCAGTCAGTCACGCACCGTGTCCACACGCCCTAATTCCGGGGCCTCACACGGCTGCAACACCCCCTGCGGCGGGAGGATCACCTCAACGCGGGTCTGCCTCACCGTGACCGGCTTGACAGCCGTCCCTGTCGAGCAAGCACCCAAGCACATCAGGCACATCCCTATCCAAAAAAGCTTTCGCCTCATCATGAAAGTGCTCCAGATGCGTGATGCGCTGACGCAACACACGGTCGCGCACCGTGATCCGATTCAAATCCGTATGCAGCCCCGCAATCGCCTGCCTGTCGATCTCCCGTAACGCACGCAGCCGCGCAATCGCCGCATCTTGATCGCGATTCATCGCAACTTGCGCATCCAGCGTGCTTTCCACCGCCGCTAACTGGCCTTCCAGCTGCGCCGCCCGCTGCGCTAATTGACTGCGCTCGGACCACGCCAGCACCGCATGTGCCACCAGCGCCACCAACGCACCAATCATCATGTACTCAATCAGCAGCCGCACACTGGGCAAACCTCGCCCCACACGGCGCAGTGTATTAACGATCATCTGTATTCCTTCTCCCCGTGCCGAGCTTGGGCACAATCACGTTCTGAATCAGCTCTAACGTCTGCGGTGTATCAATTAAACCGGAGGCAATCACAGCCGCCACCGTGAACGCTTGGCTCATCTCCAACCATTCACACACACACATCACAAATAAGCCGACAAACCCCGCAATCCCCGCCTCAATCAACACGCGGGACACCGCCAGCCTCTGCTTAGCGTCCAGTGCACGCAT